ACGGTAGCCGGGAACGCGGGAACGTCAACGTGGTTTAATTCGTCAACGGACCCTGGTGTTGGAACGGACAACTCAAAGTGTTCTGCGCGATTTGGTACAGGTGGGATATATAATACTGGTGGAACGCAAAGTTCTGCTGGCGGTGCGACATCGTCGAGTTGGGGCCAGACGAAATACAATGGTGGTGATGGCGGGCAAACTACGTATGGTGCTTCTGCTTATCGCGCGTCGGGAGGCGGTGGCGCAGCGGGACCAAGTGGTGCGGGATTGGCTGGAGGCAATGCGACAGCGGGAACCCCAACAGCCGGGAATGGTGGTAACGCAAACAACGGTGCTGGGGCCACAGGCGGGGCAGGTTCCACAAGTGCTGCTGGCGGTATTGGTGGAAGCGGAACCGAATGGGACGGTACTCATGGTGTGGGAGCGGGTGGTGGTGCCTATGCTAATTCAGCTACATCATTCAACGCTGGCTCGGCGGGGAATTATGGTGGAGCAGGAGCTGGTTGTAGTAGCAGTAGCGTAAGTGGACATAGCTCTGGTGCAGGTGCGCAAGGACTGATTGTCATAACATATACTCCACAATCTCTTTCAAGTAACATGCCAATGTTAGGAATGTGAGAAATGTACGTTCTAATAGATAAAGTTAACAAGACGATTGTCAAGACGTGGAACGAAGATCCTGACTTCATTAAAGTCGGAAACGACGAAGTACACTGTCCTTCTATCAATACTGATTATAACGGACAAGAAATATTTCAGAGGTTTAGATACGTAGGAACTAGCAACGACGTCGTATCGTTGATCAGAAACTATTCTGATTACGAAATAAACAACATTTCTTCCTTTGAACCTTCTGTAACTAATTTTGTCTTTAGAAAGTCAGACTCCGCTAATGTTGGAGACGTCTGGAACGGTACTTCCTTCATCACACCGCCAATTATCATCACCAAAGAAGAATTGAAGTCTCAAGTCTCTGCTCTCTTCGAACAAAAATGGCAAGAGCCAATAGAGTATTCGGTTTCTGGAACTTCTTACACGTGGGACGCCGACAATTCGGCCGTTCAGAACATTTCTGGAGTGGTAGTCTTGATCTTGGCTGGCGTTCCCGTACCAAATCCTAGAACGTGGACTCCATATCAGTCTAACACTCCGATTCAAATAACTCATGCAGAGTTGATCGGCTTAGGGCTGGCTATCGCGTCTAGAAAAGACACTTTATTCTTTAAGAAGAAAACGAAGTACGCAGAGATCGACGCGCTGACAGACACTAATACTTATGACGTTAATGCGGGCTGGTGATGTCAAAGTTTACTGGACCCTTGATCATAGAAGAGATCAAACCTGGAGTCTTATGGAGACTCAGAGCTCCGATCGAATTCGAAGTCGATTCTGAAGGTTCTGGACGAACTATTAAAGTTCCAGAACAGTTCGTCACCGACGGTGCGTCCATACCACGTTTTTTAAGAGTCTTTCTGGCAGTCTGGGGAACTTATGGGCGGGCAGCAGCACTTCACGACTATCTTTACTCTCTGATTCGATCTAAAACTCCGAACGAGTATGCTTTTGACAGAAGAGCTTGCGACAACGTTTTCTTCGACGCGATGTCGGCTTGTGGAACTTCTCCACCACTTAAATATCTACTCTGGCTAGCAGTCAGAACTTTTGGATGGTATTCGATAAAGTACAGAAAGAACAGAGAATGACGACGATTCTAGCCACGTACTTTGTAGGTTCTGTAGCTTCTATATACGTCTTGAACGGAATCGAAGAAAAAACGTCATTCGTCAAGAAAAGCCTAATAGCTCTGACTTGGCCGATCATTTCAGCTTCGTACATTACTAGAATATTCGAAAGAGAGTAAAATGAAAATATCAGAAGCAGCAGATCAACTCATCATCGAGCAAGAAGTATCGTCAAAGGCGATGTATCAGAAAAAGTATCAGAAACCAGAATGGCCTGGAGCATCTTCTGGAGTCACTGTTGGAATTGGATACGATTTGGGACAGACTTCTAAGAAAGATATCGAATCTGATTGGAAAGGTGTTGTAGATGATAGTATGCTATCGATCATGATTAGTTGTTCTGGAGTAACAGGAGAGTCAGCAGCATCTCTTACTAAAAAAGTCAGAGATAAGATATCGATAACTTGGGAACAGGCTATTTCTGTACATCAAGATAAAGTTCTTCCCAAGTGGGAAAGTATGGTAGCCAACGCTCTTCCTAATACTGACAAGCTTAATCCAGACCAGTTTGGAGCTTTAGTGTCGTTAGCCTATAATCGCGGAACGTCTTTTTCTAGTCCTGGAGATAGATACTCAGAGATGAGAGCGATTAAGAGTGCTATGAAGAATCAAGAGTTCGATAAGATTCCAGGATATTTTCGATCGATGAAGCGGCTCTGGCCAAATCTTAAAGGTCTTAGAACTCGCAGAGAAGCAGAAGCTAAACTATTCGAGGGAAGTTGATGTCATTCTTATACAAAGCGAGAGTGGAGAATGGAGTCGTCACGAGTATAATGATCGTTCAGGATAACTGGGAAGAACCAGAAGACTGGACTCTCATAACAATTGACAAGATTACCGACTGTAAGGTCGGAGATATTTGGGATGGTGAGAAGTTCTCACCATCATCTGGAGGTACTACAGATGTTCAGTTGGCCGTCTAAAGCCCCAGACGAAGTTTTAGATTACTCGATAGACTGGAGTGCTAGACTAGTTTCTGGAGATAGAATAATAGATTCTAACTGGACTATCTCTCCAAACACTTTAGTGGTTGATTCGAATTCTTCGTCTAATACTGTGACGACCGTATGGCTTTCAGGTGGTACGATAAATAAATCTTATTCTGTTAAGAACATAGTGTCTACTATTAATGGAAGAATCATGGATCAAGACTGACGTCTTTGGTAATGACTCGACATATTATTCGTCATCGAGTGTTATAATTTCCTCTGACTCGTTAGTCGGTTCAGTAACTTCGATAGCTTCTTCTCAATCGAACGTTCAGAGCAAGACTGACGTCTTTGGTAATGACTCGACATATTATTCGTCGTCTGGTAATGTTTCTTCTTCTACTATCTTGTATGGTATCGGTGAAACTGTAACAGATGGAACCTCTAATTCGACGATAGTTATTGGAACGAATCTATCTGGAGTCGGATCTTCGCTATTCGCGGCGGCCGGAACGATTCTGTCTACAGATTCTATAGTTGGTCATGACGTATCGTCTATTAAATCAGACAGTGAGATCGACTCTTCGACCGTCATAAACGTTCAAACGTCAGAGATGATAGCGATCGATGGAACGATCGATTCGTCTGAAAAAATCTATGGAATTACGTCTAGTTTGAATCAGATAACTGGTTTGATCGTTTCAAACACTGATGTAATTGGTTCTGGAATGAGAGGTGTATCCTCTCCTTCGATCTCTACTTTAAGTTCAACGACAGAACTGTTTGGCAAGACACTTACTAAAACTAACGTTCTAAACAGATCTAGAATACTTAGAGTAGTTAAAGAAGACAGAGTCATTAAACTGTCTTCAGAAAGCAGAATAGTTAAGACGATATCAGACAACAGAATGATAGTTCTACCAAAAGATACTAAAATTGTCTCGAGAGAACTAGAACTAGCTTAAGATACTAAATAGTATACAACCCTAAGATGGAGAAAGACAATGTGGTTAATCATACTGGCAATACTAGTTGCGGCTAGCGTAGCTCTCTGGATCGCGTATCACGATACTGATACTTTTAAGTCTAGTGTAGACGAAGTTACGGATGCTGCTAAGAAACAGGTCGATACAGGAGTAGATGCTCTTAAGACTAAAATCGATAAGGTTACCGGAGATAAGTAAGTGATACCTACTACCAGAGACGAGTTTAAAGCTTACGTCCTTAGAGCCAACGGGTTCGAAGTACTTCGCTTAAACATATCTGACAACCAAATCGATGACAGAATCGATGAGGCTCTCAGATTCTGGTGGGATTATTACTGGGATGGATCTGAGAAAGTTTATTATAAGTATCAGGTTCAAGACGGTGACGCACAGAATGGATACTTCACGATTCCTGAAAACATCACGGGAATCGTGAAAGTCCTTCAACCAGGGACCATATCGACGAACATCAACTCGATGTTTTCAGTTCAGTATCAGATGGTCTTAAATGACTTGTTCAATCTAGCTAACATGTCTTTAGTACCATACTACGCGACTCGTCAGAACTTAGACTTGATCGGGCAGATTCTAGTCGGAGATATTCCATTCGAGTTTAACAGAAATACTTCGAGAGTAAGGATCAACGCTAACTGGGAAAAATTTCCAGTAGGAACTTATTTCGTGTTAGAAGCTTATGGAGTAATCGATCCAGAAGTCTATACTAGAGCTTTTTCTGACAGACTTCTTCAGAAATACGCAGCAGCTTTGATCAAGCGACAACTAGGAACTAACACTAAGAAGTATTCTGGAATGGCTATGGCGGGTGGAGTACAGTTTAACGGACAGGCAACTTTTGACGAAGCAGAACGAGAGATAACTGAAATAGAGAGTTCTATCATGGCTTCTGCGATGCCGCCTGCAATATTCATAGGATGATCGTTCATGTTATCTTTCAAAGAATTTAGATCGGTTGATACGCTCTATGTCTGTAGAAAACTAACGAGTGAGTCAGTTAAAAAACTTACGGATTGGAGTAACTTTATTGGAATCGAGAACGTTGACTCTGATCTTCACGTTACAATTGCTTTATCTAAGATTCCAGTAAACTGGAAACTAGTTAGACCAAAGACTTCTCAATTGATGATCGCTTCTAATAACGCCAATTACTCGTTCGGTCCACTTGGAGACAAGGGTGCGTGTGTTCTTAAGTTCAAGTCAGAAGAAATGGATAAGAGACACGAAGAGTTTAAAGTTATCGGATGTTCGTGGGACTTCGACTCTTATGTTCCACACGTTACTCTAACATTCGATGGTTCTGGAATTAACTGGAGAAGAGTGAAGGAGAATCCATTTTCTGAAGATTTAATATTTGGACCAGAAGAGTTCAATACAGTCAGAGAGGACTTACTGTAAGTGCCAGTATCTCCATACTTCGACGATTATGATAATAATCTAGAACAACAACTTCTAGATGATCTCGTCGTCGAGTCTGTGCAACTTAGAGGTATGAACGTGTATTACGTTCCTAAAGTCATAGGAACTGTAGATAAAGTCTTTCACGAAGATCCGACTGCTAGATACGAGACTGCGTATAAGATAGAAATGTACTTGAAGTCAGTCGACGGATTCGAAGGACAGTCAGATCTCTTGACTAAGTTCGGTCTCTCTTTAACGCAACAAGTCAGATGGTCGGTCGCTCGAACGACGTTCAACAACATAGTTGGTCTAGATCGTCCTAGAGAAGGTGATATCGTTTACTTTCCTAGAACTAAAAGAGTCTTCGTCATCAAGTTCGTCGATAAGTTTGAGACGTTCTTACAACTGGGTGATTATTATACGTACGAACTTACTACAGAATTGTTCGAGTATTCCGGAGAAAAGTTCTCTACTGGAATCGAAGATCTAGACAGAATCAGCAATTTCAACTTATCGTCTAACGCCTACGATCTCTCTGACGAGAACGGAAACGTATTGACTGACGAGAATGGTAATACTCTGACTACAGAGAATTATTCTCTAGACAACGTCGATCCTGGAGCTGATAATGACTGGATTCAGAAAGCGACAGATTCTATAGTAGACTGGTCTAAGACTGATCCGTTCAGTGAGTTTGGAAAGGTCTAAAGATGCTTCACGAAAATTATTTTAGTCATGACTTGATTAGAAAGTACGTAATACTCGTTGGAACGCTCTTTAATGAAATCCAGATCACTAGGACTGATGGTCAGGTTATGTCTGTACCAATATCGTATGGACCAAGAGACAAGATGTTAGCTCGTCTAGATCAAGATCCAACTCTAGATCGACCATATTCTCAACTCGTACCAAGAATAGCATTTGAGATGACTAACTTAGAGTACGATTCTAAGAGAAAGTTCAGCACTGTTAATAGAGTTATCAAGAAGATAGAATCTGATAAGAACAGAGCTAAGTACTTATACGAAGCAGTTCCGTATAACTTATACTTTGACGTCTCAATAATAGTTAAGAACGCTACTGATGGAACACAGATAGTCGAACAGATTTTACCGATGTTCACTCCGTCTTGGACGACACCGATAGAACTAGTACCAGAATTGGGTATTACAGAACAGATTCCGGTCACTCTAGTTTCGTGTAAACTTTCCGACACTTATGATGATGGATTCAAGAACAGAAGAGCTATCGTTTGGGATCTTGGGTTTATCGTGACAGGATACATGTTTGGTCCTGTACGAACGAAGAAATTGATTAAGTTCGCCAAGGCTAAGTTTGACTTAACAGGTTCTGTAACGAGTGATCCGATCGCAGAAGTAGACGTTAGACCAGGATTGACTTCAGATGGAAAGCCAACTTCTGACTCGAGTAAGACGATCGACTCACTGACTATTTCGATGAGTGACGATTTTGGATATATAACTGAGATAAAAGAGTGATCTGATATGAATGGAAATACGACGAGTCTGTCTGTATCACAGGCTCTTGGTGTTCCTCCGGTTACTATCGAGTCAAAAAAACTCGTCATAGAACCGAATGGAACGACTAAGGTCAAAGAAGACTTCGATTACGTCAGACAGAATCAATTAGACTTATCAAAGGCTGGATCAGATGCCGTGGCATCTCTAGCACAACTCGCGGCTATGTCTCAAGATCCAGAGGCGTTCAACGCTCTATCTAATCTCATGAGAGTAGTAGCGAACATCAACAAAGACATCATGACGATTCAAAAAACTGTCAGAGAAATCGATAAGAGTGACACTCGAGCGAATTCTAATAATGATCAGGAGGCTAACGTCGTCAACAGTCTGATCATTACGACGTCTGAATTACAGAAAAGGTTGAATAAATTGAATGAGTAACAACGAAGGAATCGTTAATTTTCGTTCGTACAACGGAAATCCAACACTTAAGAGAACTGGCGTCGGGGTCGAGTGGACCGAAGAGAGAATAGTAGAGTGGGAGAAGTGTGCAAGAGATCCAATATACTTCTGTGAGAAGTATATGAAAGTCGTTCATCTTGACAAAGGTCTAGTAGAGTTTAAGCTTAGAGACTATCAAAAAGAAATCATTAAGTCTATTCACGATAACAGATATACGATAGTCTGTACGGCTCGTCAAAGTGGAAAATCAGTATCACTCGTAGGATTCATGGTTTGGTACGTTCTGTTCAACGAGAACAAGACGATTGGTCTGTTAGCCAACAAAGGTGACACAGCTAGAGAGATTCTCGGAAGAGTTCAACTAGCATATCAACACCTTCCAAAGTGGATACAACAAGGTATCGTCGAGTGGAATAAAGGATCGTTCGTTTTAGAGAATGGATCTAGAATCTTAGCTGCTGCTTCATCGGCGTCTGCAATCAGAGGATGGTCTCTCAATTGTCTGATGATCGACGAAGCAGCTTTCGTCGAGAACTGGGATACGTTCTTCAACTCAGTTTTTCCGACGATCTCTTCGGGTGAAACTACCAAAATCGTGTTAGTCTCTACACCTAACGGGCTCAATCACTTTCACAAGACGTGGGAACTCGCTGGAAGAAAAGGTCAAGAAGACTGGAACGGATATAATCGTATTTTCGTCAACTGGTCTGACGTTCCAGGAAGAGACGAAAGATGGAAGAAAGAGACTCTAGCGACGATGAACTTCGACATGGATCGCTTCGCCCAAGAGTATTGCGGAGAATTCTTAGGAAGTTCTGGAACACTTATAGCAGGGTGGAAACTTAAAGAACTAGTTCATTCGACACCTAACGTGACGTTAAGTCGAGATGGAATGTCTCTGTTTAAGTCTGCAGTTAAAGGAAATACGTACACTATTACAGCTGACGTTTCAGAAGGAAAGGGACTAGATTATTCCTGTTTCTCAGTAATTGACGTTACTAAAATGCCATACGAACAAGTATGTTCTTATAGATCGAATTTAATCACTCCAGTCGAATTCGCCGAAAAGATAGCTAGCATCGGTAAGATATACAACAACGCTACAGTTCTAATAGAGTTTGAGAATATGGGTCCAGTGGTTGCAAACCATTTATACTCTGAATTAGAATACGAAAATGTTCTGTTCACAGAGTCAGCTGGAGTCAAGGGAAAGAAGATTACTGCTGGATTTAGAAAGAACGTAGACATGGGGCTTCCTATGTCTAGATCGGTGAAGGCTTCAGGGTGTTCTATATTAAAACTCTTAATCGAACAGAACCAGTTGATTATTAACGATCATGTAACTATTTCAGAACTTTCAACTTTTTCTAAAAACGGTATTTCGTATGAGGCTGAATCAGGACATCATGACGATGCAGTAATGGCTTTAGTCGTGTTCGCGTGGCTTAGTAACCAGCAGTACTTTAGAGATTATACTAACATTAATACGATGAATGCACTTAGAGATAAGACTCTCGAAGATATCGAAAATGAATTAGTACCATTTGGATTCATCTATTCTGGAGAAAACGAACTTAAAGATAACATAATCGAACCATTCTGTGATTATTCTGATCAGTTTCGTGATTATTCTGATCAGGTCTTAAGGTTCTGAAACTAGTAAATAACAACATAAAGAAATGCCTCTGGCAGGGAGATAAAAATGAGTTCTTTTTCGGTTTCTGCTTCACCGGAAGTCATCGTTAGAGAAATTAACTTAACGACTTCGATCCAGCAGATCACGACTGGAGACGGTGCACAAGCTGGTGTATTTCACTGGGGACCGATTGGAGAAGGTTCTTACGTGGCGTCTGAAAATGACATCAGACTTCAGTATGGAAAACCTACTAATTTCAACGGAGAGACGTGGTTTAACTTAGCTAGTTTCGTCGCGTATGGAACTAGAGCGTTCGTTTCTAGAGCAGCCAGAGTTACTGGAAATACTGTTGCTAAGACTTACGTGGGTAACTCGACGACTCTCGCGACGACTTCTGGAAACAACTATCTTAGAGTAGCCAACACTTCTGGAATCGTTAACGGGATGGTCCTATTTTACTCAAACAATTCAGCGTTAAACGTTGGAGATGGTTCTAGTATCGATACAGTTCCGATTACGGTAACTTCAGTAGTCAACTCGACGTTCGTAACACTATCCTCGAAAGCTTCGGCTAACTCTGAAGCTATCTCTGTTATTTTTAGAGACGATTCTACGTATACTGCCGTTGGTCAAGAGACTGTCAATTGGAACATCGATTGGGACAGTCAGTCTGCATTGAATAAAGACGACTTCGTCTCGAAGTTTGGTCTGTACGACTTAAGTAATCAATATATCGCTAGATTTCCTGGTGCTGGAGGTAACTCTCTAAGAGTCGCTCAGTGCGATTCTGCAGATCAGTTTACTTCTACGATCGACTTGGTTCCTAATAATCAGATCAGTTCGTCGAACACTGGAGCTGTCACGACTGTTGGATCTAACACGATCGTCTTCACGGTAACTCCGGCGAATACAGTAGATTCTGTTTCTGTAACTGCTGCAAACACCGTAGCTCATACTGCTAAGTCTGATCTAAGTCTGGGTGATTACCTTCAAGTTGGTAATACTTCGATCGGAACTCAGTTTTTGAAAATCACTGACGTTTCTGACGTATCAGTTACTGGAAACGTTTATTCGTTCACTGTAACGACAGATGACGTTTACAAGAGATCTACTCCAGTATCGTTAACGAGTATTAATCGTTATTGGGAATTTTACAAGTACGTTGGAAAAGCACCAGGAATGAGTTCGACCCAGTTGAATTCTGGAAACTCGTCAGTAAACGACGAGTTACACGTCGTCGTAGTCGATGACGATGGATTCTTCACTGATAATCCTGGATCTGTTCTAGAAGTTTATAAATCGGTGTCTAGAGCTACTAACGCTAAGACGTTCGATGGTTTAACGAACTTTTATAGAGACGTTATCAACCAGGGATCTAGATACGTCTATTCTGTTAACGATAGAGTCGGAGCACCTTCGAATACGGCACAGTTATTGACTTCTGTAACTACTACTGCTCCTCTAGACGTTAAGTTTTTTGGAGGATCGTCTGGTCAGGACGAGTCGAACATCTCGATTGGATATTTGGCTAACGCTGCAGATATCTTCGGAGACGCTAACTCTCTGGATATCAGATTAATCATGACCGGAAAGGCACGTGGATCTGTAATAGACGATAACGCTCAATGGGCAAATTATCTTATCGATAATATCGCTGAGATGAGAAAAGATTGTGTCGTTTTCACGTCACCAAACTTAAATGACGTTAGAAATAACAGAGGTTTCGAGGCGGCGTCTATCGTTGAGTTCAGATCGAATCTTAGAAACAGTTCGTACGGGTTCTTGGATTCTGGTTATAAGATCATGTACGATAGATATAACGACGTGGAACGATACGTTCCACTAAACGGTGATATGGCTGGACTGGCTGCTAGAACAGCAGTTTCTAACGATCCATGGTGGTCTTTCGCTGGAACTAATCGTGGAATCATCAAGAACGTCGAGAAGCTAGCTTGGGATCCTGGTAAGAAGGATAGAGACACGCTTTACACTCACGACATTAATCCTGTGTGTAAAGTCGCTGGTGTCGGACCAATGTTGTATGGTGATAAGACTCTAATGGGTATTCCAAACGCGTTCGACAGAATTAACGTTAGAATGCTCTTTATCTATTTAGAGAAAGCAATCGCCAATTATTCAAGAACGATACTGTTCGACTTTAACGATGACTTTACTCGAGCACAGTGGAAGTCAAAGGTCGTTCCTTATCTCACTAACGTTCAGTCAAGAAGAGGATTGATTGAATTCTTAGTTCTAGATGACTCTACTGTGAACGACGCGACTGTAATCGACGCGAATGCTTTCGTCGGATATATATTCATTAAACCGGCGCATTCGATTAATTGGGTCACTCTGAACTTCGTTCCTACACCTACAGGAACTAGTTTTTCTGAAGTGGTCGGTAGAGTATAAGGGAGAGAAACTATCATGAGTTCTACGTTTCATATCAATACGTTTCGCTCTCGTTGGGAAGGTGGAGCCAGACCTACTCTTTTCAAGGTTCGTATTCCGACTCTTCCACCTGATATCTCTCAAGAACAACTAGGTGATCTTGAAGTATTCGTTAAAGCCACGACGCTTCCATCATTCATAGTACAACCGATTACTATGAATTACATGGGAGCACCACTTCAGTATGCTGGAAACAGAGTTTATCAGAATTGGACCGTAACTGTTCTTAATGACGAGAATTTCGTCTATAGAGACATGTTCGAAGCGTGGTCTAACAAGACGTTGGCTCTTATATCGAACAGACAGACCGCAGTTGATAACTTAGTCGATTATAAAGTCGACTCTCAAGTTCTTCAATATGGTAAGGCTGGACCTGGTGACGATTCTGGAATCATCAGAGGTTATCAGATGCTTGGAATCTGGCCGATCGAAGTATCGTCGATCGGACTCGATTGGGATCGTAGAGATTCTATCGAGATGTTTGACGTGACTTTTGCTCTTGATGCCTTTGAACCTATGACGATTGGTCAGTCTACGCCATCTTATTCTGGAACGATCGCACCAGATCCAACTAGTGGTAGTTAACAAGGACTAATTTCGATATGAACTCAGACTATAAACTCTTAGGATGGTCCTTCAAGAGGACGCCAGAAAATAAGAATCAGACGCAGCCCATCGTTCCAAAAGATATTAACGATGGATCTTTAATATATTCAGTTCTTCCAGATTCTTATGGTACTATCGGAACAGGATGGTCTACGAACGAAGTAGATTCTGCTATTAAGTCTGACGCAGAACTCGTCAATAAGTACAGAGAGATGTCTCTGAATCCTATAATTGACAGAGCTATATCTGAGATCGCCAACGAAGCTATCACGATGTCAGAAACTGACATCGTCAAACTCAATCTAGAAAAAGTCGTTAATCTTCCACTAATCGCTAAGACTAAGATTACAGAATCTTTTGAAGAGATACTTAATCTACTCAATTACAGACTTAATGGATATTCGTCATTCAGACAATGGTATGTCGATGGTAGAATTTATTACCATACGATGATCGATATTAAAGATCCGACTCGTGGAATCGTTGATATTAGAAATATCGATCCTAGAAAAATAAAGAAGATTAAAGAAGTGGTCAAGAAGAGATCTAAGAACTCTTCTGGGGTTAGTGACGCAGTCATCACCGATACTAAGAACGAATATTACATCTTTAATGACTCAGGGTTCGTCGGAAAGAGAGCTAAAGCTAACGGAATCAAACTAACGCTCGATTCTGTCGCTTACGCAACCTCTGGATTAAACGCTGTAGATGGAGTCTCGACTCTTTCATACTTACACTACGCTTCGAGATACTTAAACCAGTTAACGACGACTGAAAACGCCATGGTCATTTACATGTTGGCCAGAGCTCCGGAAAGAAGAACTTGGTATATCGATACTGGTAACCTTCCGACGATGAAAGCTGAACAATACGTTCAGAGTGTTATGAATAGGTACAAGAATAAGGTCGTGTATGACGCGACGACTGGTGAAGTTCGTGACGATCGAAAGTACATGACTATGCTCGAAGATTTCTTTCTTCCAAGACGAAACGGAAGTCGAGGAACTGAAGTTAATACTCTTCCAGCCGGGCAAGCTACTACACAAATGGATAACGTCGAGTACTTTAAGAGACAATTATACGAGTCTCTAAACGTTCCGACTGAAAGACTTAATGCTTCTAATCCGTTTTCGTCTGGAATGGATACAGCTATATCCAGAGAAGAAATCAAGTTTGGAAAGTTTATAGAGCGACTTCGTCAACAGTATTCTGAGATATTCAGACAGCTTCTTGGAAAACAAATCATTCTGAAGAATATCATCACTGAAGACGAATGGAACGATTTCAAGAACGAAATAGTATTCGATTTCTCACGAGATAACTTCTTCTTAGAGATGAAAGATTCTGAAGCGACGAAACTTAAACTCTCGATTATCGAAGCTATGGAAAGTGCTCAAATAATCGGTAGATACGTCTCTAACGAGACTGTTAGAAAGAAAGTCTTAAAACAAACCGACGAAGAAATCAAGAAAGAAGACGAACTGATAATCAAAGAAAAGTCTAATCCTATATTCAACATTCCTAGTATAGATCCGAATACAGGACTTCCGATGCCCGATCTGACTAGTCTAGCACTGAATAATCAGTACGCTCAAGTACCATTACAAACCGATCAACAAGATCAATCTTCTACGTCAAATTCTTCGCAGAATAATGCTAAGAATTAAATATACGAAAGGAATCTTAAATGAACGATGAAACTAGTAGAGATATGATCGACTCAGTGCTCGACTCTAAGGTTGAGGACTTTAGAGAGAAGATGTATGAGAAACTCGATAACGTAGCTTCTAACGTCATCGATGACTTTAGAAAAGAGATTGCTTACTCGATGTTCTCGTCTGATAGCGATGACGACGAAGAAGATTTCGTTGATGACGGTGACGAAGAAGATTATGAAGGAGAAGAAGAGTGATCGTATACAAGTTACTTGGAGCAGAGCAATCCCTGTCTTCAGCGTCTAACGTATCTGGAGCTAAAGCTGTCTTGATATTCAACGACTCGGCAGCAACAGTCTCGATCGTTCATAAGAGGGGTGGTACGACCATTGGATCTGTTAGAGTAGCCTCTAAGAGTTTTATCACTCTCGAAAAACTTACTAGCGATACGTTAGAAACAGCAGGATCTAGTGTGTACGCGACTGAAGTCGCTTTTAGAGGATAAGAAAGAGATACGCGATGACAGTTAAACTTATCAGAGAGTTCGTCGATCCATCTAATTTTTCATTCTTGAAGGAAAGTGTAGAAGGTTCTGACAACAAGAAACTCTACGTCGAAGGTATCTTCATGGTTGGTGATACTGTTAACAAAAACAATAGACGTTATCCAGGAAAATACTTAGAAGAAGCTGCTTTAAAGTATATCAAAGAAAAAATCAATAATTCTTGTGCTTACGGAGAACTAGGACATCCTCCATCTCCAATCATCGATCCGAACAACATCGCGATTCATCATAAATCACTTCGTAAAGAGGGAAATAATTGGATCGGTAAAGCTCTAGTAGCGTCTACTCCCAAGGGAGATATCGTCAGAGGGTTAATAAGTGACGGGGCAAACCTTGGTATCTCTTCTAGAGGACTCGGATCCCTTAAACCAGTTGGCGAAGGAATCAACGAAGTTCAAGATGACTTCTTTCTAGCTACTCCTGGAGACATCGTCACCGACCCGTCGGCTCCTGACGCATTCGTTCAGGGTATCATGGAGAATGTCGAGTACTGGTTTGACGCAGCCAAGGGAACTTGGGTCGAAGACAGACTCGACGACGTCAAGCAGTCAATCAAGAAGATGACTCTGGAAGAGATCTCTCAGAAGAGACTCGTCATGTTTGAGTCGTTCTTGAACGGTTTAATACCTAGAGATAAGTAAAAAACTAAATAATGAAGAAATTTCACTCAAAGAGTTAGAGAAAGACACCATGACAAAAGAAGAATTTATCTACGCGATTGAAACTGATCAGTCGATCTCTGACGAAGAGAGAGCTTCTCTTCTAGAAGAAGTCTCTACTCTCAGCGAAGAGCAATTAAACGAAGGTGCGTGGGGATACGGTGTTGCTCAGAATGATACGTTTTCAGATTATCTTTCAGACTATCAGAATCCTAAAACTGATCAAATAGATCATAAAAAGGTTTCTAGTAAAGTTCACTCGAACATTGAAAAATTACACGATAAATTTAAACGTTCTAAAAACACTTTTGACAAAGATGATTACTCACATGCCATAATGGCGGGTGCTCACGCAGCTCATAGTGTTGGCTTTAAACTGAACAAACCTCACAAACAAGCTGTGAGCGATGCAATACATCATTTATCTGGTAGAGAAGCTTCTGAATATGATATGCCATCATATAGAAGAAAAAATCTAAAGAATTTTCTTAGAAAAATAAACGAAGAAGAGCAATTAGACGAAATCTCTAAGAAGACTCTTGGTTCTTATGTGAAAAAGGCAGCAGATAATCTTGGTTTACGCGCCCGTAAGAGTGGTCAAAAAGAAGCTCAAGCTTATTCATTAAGAGCAGTTGCTGGAACGATTAGAAATAATCAAACTTCCGATTTAGAGAAAAAATTAGGATTGGACTACAAAACAGTAAGCAAAGAAGAAGATAAGATGTATAAGCGTCTACAAGGAATCGATAGAGCAACTAATAGACTTTCAAGAGAACAAGTTGAAAATTCGAAAGGAAATGAAGAAATGACTGATAAGATCGTCGAGTCTGCGGCTTCTGATTCGCTGAGTCCGTCATACAACAAAGATTTTAACTCTGATCCAACAACTCGTCTAGACGCGATGATGGCTATCTTTGGTCACGTAGCAAAACTTCCAGCACAAGACATGCTAGACTTCTATGACAAGATGATCGCCCAGATAGGTCACGAAGCTGATGCTATTCCGACCGGAACTGCCGAGAAGAACAAAGCTTCTATTAAGTCTTCTATTAAGGAAGAAGCCAAGAGCGAGTTGGTCGCGGCGTTCGGTACTGATGAAACTCTCACCGAAGAGTTCAAGACTTCAGCTCAGACTATTTTTGAAGCTGCCGTCAATGCTCAGGTAGTTCTCGAAGTCGAAGAGATCAAGACTACGTTAGAAAATGAGTCAATCAAACAGTTCGAAAATGCACTGAACGATCTCGAAGATAAAATCGACGCTTACGTCGAGTATGCAGTGACTTTTTGGTTAGAAGAAAACGCTGTTCCGATCGAATCTAATCTTAGAACTTCTATCACCGAAGAGTTCATTGGAAAACTTCATCAGCTCTTCACCGAGAGTTATTTTGAAGTTCCTAGTGAAAAACTCGACATCGTCGAGATGATGGCCGAGAAGATCGCCGAGATGGAAGATAGAATGAACGATCTCGTCACCGAGAATTCTAAACTTTCAGAAACTGTCGACGAAAACACGAAGAATTCTGTATTCGACGAGGTTTCTGAAGGACTATCTCTCACTCAAGTCGACAAGTTTAAGACTCTAACTGAGAATATCGATTTCGTCAACATCGAAGACTATCACAAGAAACTTCAAACGATTCGAGAGAGTTTCAAACTCTCCGATAAGAAGACTACTCCTTCAATCATCACCGAAGATAGTAAGGTGTTGATCGACGAAGAAGTCGACGAAAAGGTAGAAAGAATCGACCCAATGGTCGAAGCCTACATGAAAGCCATCAAGAAGTGATAAAAAACATTTTTTGGTAAATATAATACGGTCAAAAAAACTACTGAGGAAAGGACCAAAATGACTTATCAAGTTGACCAAAGGATCGTTAAAAAGTGGGCTCCAATGCTCGACGATCCGAACGAACCAAAGTTCCGCGATCGTTGGACTCGCGATCAGACAGCCCAGCTTATGGAAAATCTGGACATCGCGAATAGGGTTAGTGCAGCTCAGACGAGAATGATGCTCTTAGGAGAAGCCGGCCCAACTAACTCGATGGGAGCTTCTTCGTCAGATCCATCTACTGGAAATATCGACATCTACGATCCTGTAATGATGACGATGCTTCGTCGTTCTATGCCGGCGTTAATCTCTCCTGACATCATGGGTCAGCAGGCGATGACTGGTCCATCTGGAATCATCTTCGCTTTAAGATCTCATTATGACAGTCAGACTGGTTCGGAAATGTTCTATAACGAACCTGACACTGGTAAGACGGCTCGCGGAGGAGCTAACGTTCAGTCGAATACCACGACGACTGGTCTAGCTTCGAACACCTCGATCGGTGGTGCTATCGGAAATATCGGAACGGTTCCTGGCGTATCGAACAACGCCGCGAACAATACCTATAACTTTGCCGGTGGTCTGACCACTCAGTGGGCTGAAGGACTTGGATCTGGATCGAATCAGCTATGGCCGGAAATGGCTGTTTCTGTCGAAAAGGCCACTGTAATGGCGAAAGAACGCGCGATGAAAGTCGAATATTCGACTGAACTCGCACAGGATATGATGGCTGTTCATAACATCAACACCGAAAATCTCTTCGACGACTTGCTTCAGGCCGAACTAGTCGCTGACATTAACAGAGAAATGGTCAGAACTGTTAACATAGCAGCAAAGACTGGATCTCAGCAGAGCGAGATTCATACTCCTGGTATCTTTAATCTTGACGTCGACGCTTCTGGCCGCTGGTCGGTTGAAAAGTTCAAGGGACTTCTGTTCCAGATCGATAGAGAAGCGAACCAGATCGGTATCGAAACTCGTCGTCGTCGTGGAAACGTCATCATCGTTTCAGCTGACGTCGCTTCTGCTCTAGAAGCTTCTGGAAAGTTAGATATCGCTGGTGACATCTCGTCAGATCTAGCTGCTCCAGACGTCAATGGACCATCAGTTCTTGGTATCTTGAACAAGAGATACAAGATCGTTCTAGATCCATACGCTGGTGGAAACTACTTCACGATCGGATTCAAGGGTCCGAATCCGATGGATGCTGGATTGTTTTACTGTCCGTACGTTCCGCTTCAGAAAGTTAGAGCTATAGATTCTAACACGATGCAGCCAAAGATCGGATATAAAACACGTTACGGAATGGTTGCAAATCCATTCGCAGAAGGTTTGAACACGAATAACGGTGTGATCAACGCTGACGCGAACGTTTATTACAGAAGAACAATTGTGCAGTCAATCCTGTAGTTTACATACTTTTAACAAGAAACGAACTAAATACTCCCGGGGAGACTGTCTCCCCGGGATTTTTATTGGAGACTACAAGATGAGAGATCAACCGAAGTTAAAGTTAAGAAAAACGTTGAACGATAAAGATGGTAAAATCATCGAAACGTTGAACGATAAAGATGTTGGTATGTTCTATTGTCCAAATATACCACTTCAAATTAAGGATGTAGAGTAACATAAATAGTCTCATGCAAGAGAATCCATCTACTCAATCGTTATTCAATCCAAACACTTATAAGTTGGTGATCGAAAGATCGCCTGATCTATACTTTAGGGTTCAAAGTGTTAAGATACCAGGAATTTCTTCAAATCACGTTACTCGAGGAACGATGTATAATAAGCTCCTTGACGTTGGTGACGAAGTAGACTTCGATCCTTTAGTGATCGGATTCAAGATCGATGAGAACTTCGTTTCGTGGAAGTCGATGTTTGACTGGATAGTTGGTTCTAACGAAGTAGTCGATTCTACATCTTACGCTCAGATGAAAAGTCAAGATCCTTTCTTGGGAAAAGGTATCACTTCGAACATCAACCTCTTCGTGATGAATTCGGTCTTAGATACTAACGTTTACTTTACTTTTTACTCTGCATTTCCAACAGCTCTTGGTCCTGTTCAACTAGGTACGACTAATTCTGTAGTCGATTATGCTGATTGTTTCGTTACTTTTTCTTATGATAGATTCGAGATAAATCGAGTTTAATCTTTTCGTAGAGTCACTCGCTCACCTACGGTTCGCGAGTGGCCAATTGAAGTATATTGAACTAAGTAAATTAAACTTTACTTCAAAGTATTCTCGGTCGTTCTTATAAAGCTTATTTTACCAAAATGCTAAAAATGTGTCAACTGTTCTACGTTGACATTACTTACGCTTCTAAGTATATTCAAAGTATAAACTAGGAGTAATGACTTGTGACATTAGAAGAAATCTTAAGTTCTTGGGACGAAGACTCGAGCATAGAACCAGGAGAATATGCTTCGGAATCTATACGTAATATCAAACTTCACTCGAAATACTTGAAGATTCTTTCGAGAGAAAGACTCTCGATGATCGATCTCAAGGATAAATTATCAATTCTCAGGCTCGAGAAACTAGAGCATTATACTAATCCGTCAAGAGAGACGGCCAGAGAGAAAGGTTGGGCGATTCCTCCACAAGGAGCGATATTGAAGAAAGAAGCGCCGAGTTACGTCGAAAACGATCCAGACGTAGTCAAGCTCAGACAGAGACTCGCTCTTCAAGAGGAAAAAGTTCAAGCTCTTCTCTCGATCATGGATGGTGTTAAGTCAATGGGGTTCGCTATCAACAGATCTATAGAGTGGCAAAAATTCGTAGCAGGAGTGTAAAAATGGAAAAGAAGTTGAGTAAAGAAGATAAAAAGTGGTTGGAAGAAAAAAGAATGAGATGTATGGAGATGGCTATTACGATCATGGGATCTTCGAATCCAGTCGTTAGTACGTCTCAAGAAATCTCAGTCGAGAACGTCGCTGAGAGAATTGAGAACTGGGTTTCGAGGTAATCTTGGAAACAGTTATCGCTAAGAAAATCGACGAATCGTTTTATAAGATAACGGCTGAATATTCCGTACTTCTAGATATTTCAGAATTCTTTAAGTATAGACCAGACGGTTATGCATTTAGTCCCAAGTACAAAGCCGGTATTTGGGATGGATGGTTAAAGATGTTCTCGACGAGAGACAGAAAACTTCCAGTCGGTTTACTACTCAGACTTAAGTCTTTCTGTGACGAGAGAAGAATCGAGTTCGTCATAGATAAGATTGATTCTGGAATAGACGTTTCTCTCGATCAGATTAAGAGATTTTACGAAGAGAACGACCTTCCGTTCGTGCCAAAACCTCATCAGACAGACGCTCTCATAGAAGCTCTTAGAGAAAAGAGGATAACTCTACTTTCTCCTACTGCCTCTGGAAAGTCGTTCATCATCTATCTGATACATCTGTTCTTGAGGACGAAATCTCTGATAATTCTTCCTAGAATCGACTTGGTAACTCAAACCATAAACAACTTTAAGAAGTACGGGTACGACGTAAATTTAATTCACGATATTAAGAATGATGGTCAAGATCACGAAGGTAAACGCGTCGTCGTGACTACGTGGCAAGCGATTTATAAGAAACCAAGAGAGTGGTTCGAGTCGTTCGAAACAGTTTTCGTCGACGAAGTTCATGGATTTCCAGAGTCAAGATCACTCAAGACTATTTTAGAAAATTGTTACAACGCGTCGTGGAGAATTGGAACTACCGGAACTATACACGATTCTCGAGTTCACGAGATGATACTAGAAGCTTTAATCGGTCCAGTATATAAAGTTACGACTACACACGAACTTCAAAAATCTGGAGACGTCGCTAACATTCAAGTTTATTCTATCAGACTTAAGTATCCTGAGAGTGTTAGAAGAATGTTCAAAGACGTTACCGGAGATAAGAAGATCGACTACTCTAAAGAGATAGACTACATCTTAGCCTCCGAAAAGAGAATGAAGATACTATCTAAACTAGCCGTACAGTGTAAGGGTGTTACTCTAGTTCTCTTTAGGTATAAGGAGAAACACGGGTTATTACTCTACGATGCTATATCTAAGCTAACTGATCGCGAGTGTTTTTACATCTCTGGTGATATAAAATCAGAAGATAGAAGTAAGATACAAGAATACATGCAGACAGTTTCTGACTGTATAGCAGTAGCCTCTTACGGAACGTACGCCGAAGGAATCGACATTCCTAACATCAATAACGTCATCATAGCTTCTCCAATGAAGTCTAGAGTTAAGAATCTTCAAGCAGTAGGAAGAGGTCTGAGGATCTCGACCGAGTTTGGAAAAGATAAGATGGCTTTGTACGACGTCATTGACGATATTTCGTGGGGAAACAAGAAGAATCACGCTTATAAACATGGGTTACTCAGGTTGAAGTCGTACGAAGAAGAAAAGTTTCCGGTGAAGAAGTTAACTATTGAAATGTGAAGTTGAGAATGCAGAAAAAACATTACGTCAATAATAAGCTGTTGTATGAAAATCTCGTGAGTTATAACGAGAAGAAGAAAGAAAGACCTGGACAACGAGTCGAGATTCCGAGATACGTCATCGAGTGTATCACACTGATATGTAATCGTCTTTCGAGAAAGCCTTGTTATTCTTCTTATACGTATCTAGAAGATATGGTAGCAGAAGCCATAATGAACTGTGTAATCGGCGTTGACTTGTTCAATGTAGAGAAGTATACTAATGGTCACGCATGGTTTACTACTATCGCGTATAACTCGTTTCACAAAGTGATCGATAATGAAAGAGAACAAGCTTACGTTCTTCATAAAAACTTTCAGAATCAGTACGTATTGGGAATAGCCGACGCGACTCCAAACGACATGTCAGATAAAGTCGTTAACGGATACGAAGAGACTCTTCGAAAGAGAAGAGAGAAGCAGAAACAGAAAGATTTGGAGAAGAAAAATGGAACAAAGAATCTGTGTTGAGTGTAAACATTGTATCGAGGCTAAACACTATGAACATCATGGAGTAAAGTGTATATATGTTACGCTTTAGAAACCTCGACTTTAGACGTCGTCACTGGAAAGAAAAAAACGTGTGGACTCGTATCTTGTCATACTGCTAGAAACT